ACCGACCAGTGGCTCAAGGACGCTGGCTTCGCCCCCAGGGTGCGGCTGGTGTCGGTCGAGGTCATGGAACACGGCGCCAACAGCGCCATCTACACGGGCAAGTCATGAAGTACCCGGTCAATGAAGTCTTCCAGACGATCCAGGGCGAGGCCACCTGGACCGGCACCCCGTCGGTGTTCATCCGCCTCCAGGGCTGCCCCGTGGGCTGCGCGTGGTGCGACACGAAGCACACCTGGGACGTGGAGCCCATTGACCGGGTGACCATCCCGGTCATGCTCGCCAAGGACGTGGACGACCGCACCTACGCCGAGATGACCGTGCCCGAGGTCATCGGCCTGTTGGAAACCTACACCGCCCGCCATGTGGTCATCACCGGGGGCGAGCCGTGTCTGTACGACCTGACACCGCTGACCGCCACCCTGCTGGACGCCGGCTACACCGTGCAGATCGAAACCTCGGGCACGCACGAAGTCCGGGTGGACGACCGGGCCTGGGTCACCGTGTCCCCCAAGCTGGACATGCCTGGGGGCTTCGACGTGCTGGACTCCGCGCTGGCCCGCGCCGACGAGATCAAGCACCCGGTGGGCAAGGGCGCGGACTACGACAAGATGCGCGAGCGCATCCTGCCCCGTGTTGCCCAAGGGGTGCCGGTGTGGCTCCAGCCCCTGTCGCAGAACCGCACGGCCACCGCCCTGTGCGTCAACTTCGCCACCCAGCACGGGCACAAGGTGTCGATCCAGACGCACAAGTTCATCGGGGTGCGCTGAGTGACCGACTGGCCCACCCTGCGCCGCGAGTACGTCAACGGCTCCCTGCAACTCAAGGAGCTGGCGGAGAAGCACGGGCTGAAGCCGGCGACCGTCCGTGCGCGGTCACACCGGGAGGATTGGGAGGCGGAGCGCAACGCGGTGCAACGCGCCGTCACGCACGTTGCACAAGCACGGCTGACCGAGGATCGGGCCACCGCCCTGGCGCGATTCAACGACGACGACCTCAAGGTGGCGCGGGCGATCAGAGGGAAGGCGGCCTCGATGCTGGCCACGGCGAAGTCGCCCGCAGACCTCCGCGCCCTGGCGTCGGCGATGGGCGAGGCGCAAAAGATCGGACGGCTGGCCCTGGGGGCCACCACCGACAACACCGGGCTGAGTGACCCGAACGGTGGGCCGATCCCGCTGACGAACGTGCCCGTGGGCGAGTACCTCAAGGCTCGCGCCCAGGTACTGCAAGACTACTGACGGCGGTGGAAGACGCACGGCGGCTCGCCATCCGGCTGGAGGCGCAGCAGGACTTCTACTTCTTCGTCCGCTATATGTTCAAGGCCCGCCGGGGCTATCGGTGGGCGCACAACTGGCACCACCAAGTCGTCTGCGATGCCCTGATGCGCGTCTACCGGGGCGAGTGCACGCGGCTCATCATCAACATCCCGCCCAGGTACTCCAAGACCGAGCTTGCGGTGGTGTGCTGGATGGCGTGGTGCCTGGGGCACTACCCCGACGCCGAGTTCATCCACACCAGCTACAGCGGCACCCTCGCCACCACCAACGCCTTCGCGGCCAAGCTGATGGTGGAGTCCGAGGAGTACCGCGACATCTTCCCCGACGTGCACATCCGGCCCGACAGCAAGGCGAAGGCGGATTGGCGCACCACCGAGGGCGGGATCGTCTACGCCCAGGGCAGCGGCGGCACCATCACCGGCTTCGGTGCCGGCAAGATGCGCGACGGGTTCGGCGGCGCCATCATCATCGACGACCCGCACAAGGCCGACGAGGCGCGGTCGGACGCGATGCGCAAGAACGTCATCGAGTGGTTCGGCAACACCCTGGAGAGCCGCAAGAACGGACCCGACACCCCGATCATCCTCATCATGCAGCGGCTGCACGAAGCCGACCTCGCCGGGTTCCTCCTGGCGGGCGGCAACGGTGAGCAGTGGGAGCACGTCATGGTGCCCGCCATCAGCGAGACAGGCGAGGCACTGTGGCCGGCCAAGCACACGCTGGAGCAGCTCCGCACAATGGAGCGGGCGAACCCCTATGTGTTCGCCGGCCAGTACCAGCAGCGCCCCGCACCCTTGGCGGGTGGTGAGTTCAAGCCGGACGCCATCGGCACCATCGACGCCATCCCGGCGGGCACCCGGCTGGTCCGCGCCTGGGACTTCGCCGGCACCGACAACGACGGCGACTGGACGGCTGGGGGTCTGCTGGGGGCCATGCCGGACGGGCGCTACGTCATCGGCGACATGGCCCGCTTCCGTGCTGGCCCGGAGGTGGTCGAGGCCACCATGAAGGCTACCGCGCAGCGCGACGGCAAGAACGTCATCGTGTCCATCCCGCAAGACCCCGGACAGGCCGGCAAGGGTCAGGTGCGCCAGTTCACCCGCACCTTGTCGGGGTTCACCGTGTCATCGAAGCCGGTGTCGGGCGACAAGATCACCCGCGCCCGGCCACTGGCCGCCCAGGTCAACGTGGGCAACGTCGTCATGCTGCGCGGAGAGTGGAACCAGACCCTCATCAACGAGATGCGAAACTTCCCCAACGGGCTGAACGACGACCAGATCGACGCCCTGTCCCTGGGGTTTGACTACCTCACCGACAACACCCTCGGACTGCTGGACTACTACCGCCAACAGGCGGACGAAGCGGCCCGCATGAGGGCGGCCACACTGGCAACCTAGACGGGCGCTGCCGTCTGCGACCACAATGGCGACCCAGGAGATAGCACAAATGGCACGAGAAGGCACCGCAACGCCCGTCGATCCGGGCCTGATCGCCCGCTTGGTGCAGGGCGTCCGGTACACGCTCACCGGGGTCAAGCCGGACAACTGGTTCGGCCCGAACCAGCCCTTGGCGCCGGTCGCCCAGGAGCAGGCGCTCGGTCGCCAGTTCGACTACCAGAGCGGCATCAACCTGCGCACCACCCCGCGTGCCAACGAGGCGATCAGCTTCGAGCACATGCGCGGCCTGGCCGACGGCTACGACTTCCTGCGCTTGGTGATCGAAACCCGCAAGGATCAGATGTGCTCGCTGCGGTGGACCGTGCGCCCCAAGGACGAGAAGGTCGCGCCGGACGACCGCTGCCACCAGATCGAAGCCTTCCTGGCGATGCCCGATCAGGAGCACGACTGGCCGACGTGGTTGCGGATGCTGCTGGAAGACATGCTGGTGCTGGATGCGGCCACCATCTATCCCCGCAAGACGCGAGGCGGTGAGCCGTACAGCTTCGAGCTGGTGGACGGCGCCACCATCAAGCGCGTCATCGACGAGACGGGCCGCACGCCGCTGCCGCCCGACCCGGCCTACCAGCAGGTGCTCAAGGGCTTGCCGGCGGTGAACTACAGCCGCGATGAGCTGATCTACGCGATGCGCAACCCGAGGACGAACCGGGTCTACGGCTACTCGCCGGTCGAGCAGATCATCATGACAGTGAACATCGCCATGCGGCGGCAACTGTCCCAGCTCCAGTACTACACCGAGGGCAACATCCCCGAGGCGATGATCGGCGTCCCCGACACCTGGAACCCGGACCAGATTCGGCAATTCCAGGACTATTGGGACTCCATGCTGGAGGGCAACACCGCCGCCCGGCGCCACGCGAAGTTCATCCCCGGCGGCATGGACGTGCACGAAACACGCCCCGACATGATGAAGGACGTGTTCGACGAGTGGCTGGTCCGCATCATCTGCTTCGCCTTCTCGATCAGCCCCAGCTCGATGATCGCCCAGGTCAACCGAGCGACCGCCGAAGTCTCCAAGGCCACCGCCGACCAAGAGGGCATCTTGCCGACGATGCTGTGGGTCAAGTCGGTGATGGACCTGATCGTGGCGCGGTGGTTCGGCGCTCCCGATCTGTGTTTCCAGTGGGCGACCGCCGACGACCTCGACGCCAAGACGCAGGCCGACATCCACGCCGTCTACCTCACCGCCAAGGTGCTGACCGTGGACGAGGTGCGGGCCGACCTGGGGCGCGATCCGCTGTCGCCCGAGCAGCGCGAAGAACTGTTCCCGCCAATGCCCGAGCCGCTCGCCATCGCGGCCAAAACGCCCGAGGACGAGGCCAAAGACGAGGAAGCCCTGGCCGCCCGCGTCAAGGCGTCGATGCCGGACGTGCACCACCACATCAACGTGGCCGCGCCGCAAATCACGTTGCCCGCCATGCCGGACATCAAGATGCCGGACATCAGGATGCCCGACATCAAGGTCGAGGCGCCCATCGTCAACATCCAGCCGCCCGAGGTGCTGGTGGACATTGGCGCCACGACCGTGAACGCACAGTTCGACCACCGCCGCCCCGTCGAGGCCTCGCCCCCGCGCAAGGTCACCAAGACCATCGTGGCCGAGCGCGACAAGGACGGCAAGCTGGTCGGCAAGGTCGTCGAAGTCAGCGAGGACGACGGCTCGACCGTCACCAAGACCATCAAGACCGAGCGCGGCGCTGACGGCTCGCTTTCTGGAACAGTCACCGAGGAGTAACCCATGCCACTGAACACCCAACTTGCGAACGCCACCGTCAACGGCCAAGCCGACAACCTCTCCACCCGGCTGAACAACGGCTGGCTGCGCATCTACAGCGGCACACAGCCGACCAACGCCGACACGGCCATTGGCGCCCAGGTGCTGCTGGCCGAGCTGCGCTTCAACGCCACGGCGGCGCCTGCCGCGTCCAACGGCGTGCTGACGTTCAACGCGCTGACGGCGGACACCTCGGCCAACGCCACCGGCACGGCAGCGTGGTATCGGGCCTTTGAATCGAACGGCACGACCGTGGTGATGGACGGCTCGGTCGGCACCACCGACTCGAACCTGATCTTGAACAGCGTGGCGATCCAGTCCGGCGCCCAGGTGTCGGTGACCGGCTTCACGCACACCGTCCAGAAGGCCACCAGCGGCCTGTGATCGGAGGATGACCCGTGGCCGATAACGTCCCCATCACCGCCGGCTCCGGCACCAACATCGCCACCGACGAGGTGAGCGGGACGCTGGAGCACGTACAACTGTTCAAGCTGGCGATCAGTGCGGACGGCTCGCGGACGCTGATCCCAGCGGACGCGACCAACGGCCTCGATGTGGACGTGACCCGCCTGCCGGCGCTCCCGACGGGCAGCAACATCATCGGCCAAGTCCAGATCACCAACGGCTCGATCACGCTACCCATCGACACCGCCCACAACGACGGTGAGAGCGCGACCGAAAACCACCTCGACGTGGCGGCCAAGGTCATGGGTCGCAACGATGCGGGCACCTTCGACAGCCTTCGCGCCAACGTCAGCCAGAACCGGACGGCGCAGTACGCCACCGCGCAGACCGGCGTGGCCCTGTGGACGCCGGCGGCGGGCCGGGCTGTGGTCATCACCTCGATGCAAATTCAGGTCGGCGGCACGACGGCGGGCACCCTGCAAGTGTGGTTCGGTGGCGCGGCGGACACGACCTACACGCGGGGCACCGACTTCCCCATCTTCGACGGCGAGTTCGCGCCCAGCGCGACCAACCGCCCCGGCGTCTATGTCACGTTCCCGGTGCCCGTGCGTGGGACCACGGACTTCGTGCTGCGCGTGACCTCCACCGGCCCGCTCAACCCGCTCACCGTCAGCGTCTGGGGCTTCGAGATTTAAGCCATGCCGAGCGACTTCTTCCTGCGCTCGGATGCGTCCGGCCTAGGGGGCGCCGGCCAGCGGCGCCTGTCCCAGCGGCGGGGCCGCGCCAGCGCGACAGTCATCACCACGACCACGGCGGGCGGCACGAACATTCAAGTCACGGCCACCGCAGGCGGCCAGGCGCTGGTGTGGTTTTCCGAGCCGATCACGGCGGCCATCACCATCAGCGGCACGGTCACGGTGAACATCCGGGGCCTAGAGTCCGCCAACACGGTCAACGCAGGCCGGGGCATCCTGATCGAGCGCACCAACAACGCCGGCGTGGTGCAGTCCACCATCGTGGCGGTGACTGGCGTGCCGGCCACGATCACTGAATTCACCACGGCAGACGCGGCCAACGGCGCGGCGACCTACACCCCGACCAGTACCGCGATGGCGGTGGGCGAACGCATCAGGGTCACGCTCTCGATTCGCAACGTCGGCACGATGGGCGCAGGTACGGCCACCATTAGCCACGACGGCCCGGCCACCGCCGTGGCGGGCGATACCTGGGTGCGCTTCAACGAGAACATCCTGACCGACGAAGTTCTTGACGTACCGGCCTTCGAGATCAGAGGGCGGAATGCCTACTACGGGTGAAATCATGGGCGACATCTTCCTCGGCGCGTATGCGACCGAGCAAGAAGCACTGGACGCAATGGCGGCGCGGGATGAGCCGCCGGAACAGATGATCGTGGTGAACGACGGCTACGATCAGGAACACCCCTGGCGGATCAAGTGGATTCGCCCCGACTGAGGTAGCGCATGTCGTTGCTGCTGCTGTTCAAGCCGTCGGCTGGCGCCAACGTCAGCGGCACCGCAGACTCCGCCCAGGCGCAGACCACCAGCGCCTCGGGCGCGGTCACGTTCGCCGGCAGCGCGACGACAGCGCAGGGACAAACCACCACCGCAACCGGCGCCCAGGTCTTCACGGGCGCGGCCACCACCGCGCAAGGACAGTCCGCCACGGTTGCCGGCCTGCTGACGTTCAGCGGCACCACCACCACGGCGCAAGGGCAGACCGCCAGCGGCAGCGGCGCCCAGACATTCAGCGGTTCGGCCAGCACGGCCCAGGCGCAAAGCGCGACCGCGACCGGCACCACGGGCGGATCGACCGGAACCGCCACCAGCGCCCAAGCCCAGACGGCCACCGGCACGGGGGCGCTTACCTTTGCCGGCGCCAACAGTACCGCGCAGGGCCAGACGACCACGGCCAGCGGGTCGCAACAGTTCGCGGGCGCGGCCACGACGGCGCAAGCGCAGACCAGCACGGCCACCGGGTCCACGGGTGGCAGCTCGGGCGCCGCAACCAGCGCACAAGGGCAAACGAGCGCGGCCACCGGGGCACAGACCTTTGCTGGCGCGGCCACGTCCGCCGAGGCGCAGTCGTCCAGCGCGACCGGGGCGCAGGCGTTCTTCGGTGCGGCCACGACCGCCCAGGGACAGTCGAGCACGGCCTCGGGCTTCCAGGGTTACGGCGGCGCGGCCACCAGCGCCCAGGCGCAAACCAGCGCCGGCACGGGCACCCTGGCGTTCGCGGGCGCGGGTAGCCAAAGCCAGGGACAGACGACCAGCGCCGTCGGCGGCGTGCCGGTGCCCATCACCGGCACCGCGACCTCGGGCCAAGGGCAAACCACCCAGGGCACGGCCACGGGCGGCTCGCAACAGGCCTTCGTGGGCGGCGGCGGGGCACCCCGCATCTTCGTCCACCCGAAACCCAAGCCGCCGGCCATCACGGGCGCGGCCATCTCGGGCCAGGGCGGGCACAGCTACGGCATGGGCTTCGCGGTCAACCCGCCGCAATACGACGAGGAGCTGGAGGAGTTCGTCCTCCTGCTGGCCGAGCTGTGAAGTACCACATGGTTTGCGGGCCGGCTTGCGAGCACCCGCCCATCTTCAAGCTGGCCGGCAACCGCAAGATGGTGGACCGCGAGCGCCCCAGGCTTCGCCGCCTGCGACTGAAGTTGCGGATGGTGGTCAAGGCGTTTCTGAAGGCTCAGGCACTTAAGATCGCGGCCCAGGTGGTGGCAGCCCGCGAGTCGCTGGGCAAGTCGCTGGACGACGACCTGCGTCGTATCCTGGAATCCCTCGACTTCGAGGAGTGGCGGGAGCTGCTGGACAAGATCGAGCCGCTGTTGCAGCAGATCATCAAGGAAGGCGGCGCAGCGGCGCTGGCGCAACTGCGCCTGACCAGCAACGTCAAGGACATGCTGGCGCTGGTCAACGAGTTCGGTGTCAAGTACGCGGAGCGCGCTGCTGCCGAGCTGGTGAAGAACATTTCCGAGGCCACCCGCAACATGATTCGCGTGGATGTGCGCGATGCGATGCAGAACGGCGAGTCGAATGATGAGCTTGCATCACGTTTGCAGCGCGGTTACGCTTTCTCGCCAGAACGCGCCGAGATGATCGCCCGCACCGAGACCGCGAAAGCAGACGTTGAGGGTAACATCGAGGCTTACCGACGGTCGGGCGTGGTGTCCGGCAAGCAGTGGATCACGGGGGCTGGCTGTTGTGACCTGTGCGACGAACTGGACGGAACTGTTGTCGAGCTGGGTGACGACTTCCCCAACGACGGCGGCAACGGCCCACCGCTGCATCCCAACTGTCGCTGTGACGTGTTGCCTGTTCTGATCGAGGACTGAACCCATGAAGCTGTACGCCGACATCGCCAAGACCGAGGAACAAGACGACGGCACCATCAAGGTCTGGGGCTGGGCCAGCACGGGCGCGGTGGACAGCGACGGCGAGATCATCACGCCCGAGGCCATGAAGGCGGCGCTGCCCGACTACATGAAGTTCGGCGCCGTGCGCGAGATGCATCAAGCCAAGGCCGCCGGCACTGCCATCGAGGCCGACGTGAAGGAAGACGGCAAGACATGGTTCGGCGCCCACGTCGTGGACAGCGAGGCGGTCAAGAAGGTCAAGGCCAACGTCTACAAGGGCTTCTCCATTGGCGGCAAGGTCACCGACCGCGACCAGATGAACAAGTCGATCATCAAGGGCATCAAGCTGGTCGAGGTGTCCCTGGTGGACCGGCCCGCCAACCCCGAGGCGGTCATCACCATCATGAAGGCCGAGCGCAGCGCCGAGGACGACGTGGCCGAGTTGGCCGCCATGCTGGACGCCGGCACCGTGACCCCCGCGAGGTTGATCGAGCTGGCCAAGGCTGATTTTTCTGTGGCCCAAACGGCTACCCCCGAGGATGCAACGCCACCCGAACAGTCGCAGGCTGTCGAGTCGGTGGAGAAGGGGATGTGGAACGTGCATTCGCTGCTGGAGGCGGTAAAGGCCGTCGATGCCGTGTGCCGTGGCGCGAGCTACGAGCAGAAGAACGGCGAGCACAGCGAGGAGGTAGTTGCCGCGCTGAAGGGAATGCTGGCGAGCCTGGGCGAGCTGACCCAGAAGTACCTTGGCGAGGAACTGGCACTGATGCTGGCGCAGCCTGCCGAGGGACAGCCCATCGCCCTGGCCGAGGACACCGACGATCTGGAAAAGAAGGGCGCCAAGTTCAGCCGCGCCACCAAGTCCGCTTTGTCCGCTGTCCACAAGGGCATGAAGGAGTGCGTCGATCACCTCGACAAGCTGGGCTACGACATGGGCGACGACGACGGCGAGAAGGCCGAACAGTCGGACGACCTCGCCAAGGCCCAGGCCGACACCATCACCAAGCTAAACGCCGACCTCGACGCCCTCAAGGCCGAGATCAAGGCGCTCAAGGATCAGCCCATGCCGGGCAAGGCTTTGCTCAAGGCCATCACGGTCGCCAAGAGCGAAGACTCTCTCACACCCAAGACCGACGAAACCGACCCGGCGCTGACCCTCAAGGGTGAGGCGCTGGCCCTCCACCAGATCAAGACCCTGTACCGCGCCGCTGGGCGCTGAACCCCGTTCAAGGAGTACACCATGAACCCGACCATGCAAACCCTCGACTTGCTGAAGGCCGCGCTGGGCAGCCCCAGCGCCGAACTCGCCAAGACCATCAGCACCGCCACCGGGCTGGTCCCGTTCGACCTCCAGGCGCCGGCCAAGAACCTCTATCCGGTCAACACGCCGATCCGCAACCGTCTGCCTCGCGTGGGCGGCGGTCAGGGCACGGCCACCAACTGGAAGCAGATCACCTCCATCGCTGGCTCGGGCTACGACGCCATGGCCTGGGTGCCGGAAGGTCAGCGCACCGCTCGCATGAGCTACAGCGCGGTCAACAAGTCTGCGAGCTACGTCACGCTGGGTGAAGAAGACAACGTGACGTTCGAGGCCATCAGCGCCGGCCAAGGCTTCGAGGACGTGCGCTCCACCGGCACGATGCGCGTGCTCCAGAAGATGATGCTGAAGGAGGAGAACGCCCTGATCTTCGGCAACAACAGCTTGGCCCTGGGCACGCCCGGCACGCCTACGCTGTCGGCTGGCGGCTCGGGCGGCACCTTGGGTGCGGCCACTTACAGCGTGATGGTCGTCGCCCTGACCGGCGAAGGCTTCCGCAACTCGTCCTTGTCCGGTGGCGTGGCCACGTCGCAGACCGTGACGGGCGCGGACGGCGCGACCTACACGCTGAAGGGCGGCTCGTCCAACAAGTCCGCCGCCGCCACCCAGGCCATCACGCTGGGTCAGGTGCTGTCGTGCTCGGTCGCGGCGGTGACTGGCGCGGTGGGCTATGCGTGGTACGTCGGCACCGCTGGCAACGAAAAGCTGGAGCGGATCACCACGATCAACTCCGCGACGTTCAACGCCCCGCTGGTGGGCGGCACGCGGCAAGCGGCCACCGTCATCACCGCCGACAACAGCCAGAACACCCTGGCGTTCGACGGCCTGATGACCCACGCCTTCAGCGGCACGGGCGCCTACGTCCGCACCTTGGCTACCGGCACCGCCGGCACCGGGACTGTTCTAACCTCATCGGGTCGCGGCACGATCAACGAGATCGACGACATGCTGCAAGCGATGTGGGACACGAACCAAGTGTCCCCGGATGTGATCTACGTCAGCTCGCAGGAGCTGAAGAACATCACGAACAAGGCGCTTGCCGGTCCCGGCACGTCGCCACTGTTGCAGGTGTTCACGCCTCCCGAGCAGGGCTACCCCGGCTTGATGGCGGGCGGCGTGATCGGGTTTTACTTCAACCCGTTCGCGATGAACGGCGGCATCCGCATTCCGATCATGCTGCACCCGTCGCTGCCCGCTGGCACGATTCTGGCCTGGGCCGACAACCTGCCGGCGCAGTACCAGAGCAACAACGTGCCCCGCTGCGCCGAGGTTAAGGTCCGCCGCGACTACTACCAGCTCGACTTCCCGATCCGCACCCGCGCCCAGGAGTTTGGCGTGTACGCGGAGGAAGTGCTGGCGGTCTACGCGCCCTTTGCCATCGGCGTCATCACCAACATCGCCAACGGCTGATCGAGGTTTCTCCTGTAGTTGCGAAGCTACTTGCCGGCCCTTCGGGGCCGGCTTTTTTGAAAGACCCCTGCGATGAGACTGCTAGGACCGGAGAACTGCGGCGGCTTCAACCACGACGGCATCGCCTACAGCGTGGACGCAGCCGGCTGCATTGACATCCCCGACGACAACGAGGCCGCCATCACGGCTGCGGCCTCGCACGGCTTCGCCCAAATCCCCGAGGCCGAACCCGCCCCCAAGAAGGGCAAGAAGGCGTAAGCCATGCCGACCCAGCTCGCCACGCTCACCCAGGTCAAGGAATACATCGGCAACAGCGCCGACAACACCGACGACGCGCTGCTGACACGCCTCATCACGGCGGTGTCGGAGCAGATCGAGCGGTCCTGCAATCGTGTGTTCGGCTCCACGGTCTACAGCGAGGCGCGGGACGGCAACGGGCTGGACTTCATGGTGTTCAGCAATCGCCCCGTCATCACGGTCAGCTCGATCACGGTGGACGGCGTGACGATCCCCCAGAGCACGAACCACGCTGCGGCGGGGTGGGTGTTGGCAAGCGGCTGGAAAGTCGCCCTACGGGGCGGATACACGTTCCGCCAGGGCATACAGAACGTGTCCATGATCTACACCGCCGGGTTCGCTTCCGTCCCCGCCGATGTGGTACAGGCGTGCTGCCTGCTGGTCGGGCTGGCATACAAGGAGCGGGACCGCATGGGCATCGACTCCAAGACCATCGGCGGTGAGAACATCAGCTTCACCAAGGACGACGTGCCACCTTCGGTGCAGGCGGTCATTCACAACTACCGCAACGTCTTCGTGGCATGAGCGACTACACCGTCATCGTTTCCGGCGTCGAACGGGCCAAGGCGGCGCTCGGCGCTGTTGCCGGCAACGTGCAGAAGTCGCTGGTGGCCGCCATGTCGCGGGCCACCATCGACCTTGCTCGCTACGTCAAGGAGCAGAAGCTGACCGGGCAGGTGCTGAACGTGCGCACCGGCCGCCTGCGCCGCTCGATCACGCCCAAGGTCGAGGAGAAGGACGACGAGATCGTCGGAACAGTCGGCACCAACGTCAGATACGCCCGCACCCACGAGTTCGGGTTCAAGGGCGTGGTGCAGGTCAAGGCGCACGAACGCAAGATCAAGGGCAAGCCAATCATGGTCCGCGCTCACGCCCGCAACATGGACATCCCTGCGCGCCCCTTCCTGAACCCGTCTCTCCAGGAGCGGTGGCCGACGTACAAGGACTGGTTGGGCAAGGCTGTTGATGGAGGCTCGCGTGGCGCTCGTGCGTGAAACTGTCTACGCCGCGCTGTTCACGCGCTTGCAGGCCATTCCCGGCCTCAAGCTCACGTCGCGCCGCGTTAAGTCGATCAACGACGTGCCCGCCAACCTGTTCCCCGCGCTGTTCCTGGCGCAGACGTTTCAGCGCCCGATCTACGAAGCGGGCCGCGTCACGCAGTGGGAGCTGGGCGCCGATGTCTACATCTACGCCTTCGACCGCGCCGGCCAGAACCCAGGCGGGATCATGAACCCGCTGATGGACGCGCTGACCACCGCGCTCGCGTTCGACAACATCATGAACAACGCTTGCAC